CCCGCTTGGTTAGCTCTCTTGATAGTGATGCGGCTGTCCACTTTGGGTCGTCTAGCGCCTGGATAAGTATTTGTCTATCCTTAGCTTCCAGTGACTCAAGTATTGTTCTCATTTTGCAACTTGGTCTTTTTACTTGCGGTTCCATTCCCTCTAGCATTTCTGCCCCCTTCGGTTCTTTGTATCAAGCTTAGAGCCAAATAGCTTTATTTGATTGTTTTGTAAAGTAGTGTCCAAATCATTCTTCTGAGTCTTAGTGTCTTGTATGCCCAGTGAACTCGCATGATACGCCAGTTGATTGGCAGCCTTTTAGCTGTGTGCTTTCCCAATGTCCCTCACCGCCTCGATGACCTCGACAACACGCTCTAGTGTGTCAACATCGGCATTGGTTCTTAGGACTGCATCCTGATTGATTGCGTAAATCACTTGCTCGGTTAGATACTCGGCCATGTCTTTTGCGCCTTCTTCATAACCCTTGGCATAGCCCCTACCAAATGCCTTGGTCCTGCCTCTGGAAATACGCTCAGCCCAATCAGGTCTAAATCCGCTCATTGGTCAACCTCTCTGTTTCCCTTGATAATCTCAACAGCTTCGACCATCGCTTTGCAGTAAGGGTCTAGGCAACCGCCTTCGCAGCAAATTTCTTCTTCAAGTCTTTCGATGATGTTTCTAACTACCCTTTGCGTTGCTTCGACAATGATTCTGTCTTCTTGTAAGTTCATTCTTTATCTCCCTTTACTATTTTGATTGGTTCGGTGTTTATCCCTGTCTGGCAGCTAGGGCATCTCTCGTGGTTAGTGATGTCGTAGATTGTTTCGCACCAGAAGCAGGTGGTCATTCTTCTACTTCTCCCAAGATTGCCTTGGCTCGGTATTCAATGTCTTTGGCTGTTTGGAGTAGGTGTTCTAGTTCTTGATTCAGCATTTTCAACCGAATCTCAAATTCCTCTAGCTTTATGTCTAACTCTTTAGGTCCCATAATTCCCTCATCTCTTGTAGTTGTACTTCAATGTCTTTTTTGTCTTGAGTGTTAATTTCATCAAAGATGTCCTCAACTGTTATTGCTACATTCTGGTCGTGATGAACTTTGATGTAGTCCAGAATGTTATCCCTTTGGTAGCGGATGCCTGCGTAGAATCCCTGTGAGTAGGGTGTCTTGGTCATCGAACCGAATCGTTGTACTGAGGGTCAACATAGATTTCAATGTCCTCGACTACCTCAATGATTCTTGCGATTGCTTTGGTTGGCACTGGGTAAGCAGCTTTGATAAGTGCGAGTATCTCGTTCTTCATCAACATACGGCCCATGTAGATTCCGTCTGACTTAGCAACACCAAAGTTGTATTGGTGAGGCTGGAAGTCTTTTACTGCGAACTCAAGTGGTTCTGGATTGTAGTTAGGCAATTTCTCTCATTTCTTTGTAGGTTTGTTTGATGTGTTCGATTAGTTCGATTCTTGCTCTAGCGTCATGCTCTGAGCTTGCATCTGTACCAGGAACTCCTGGTGTCAGCGTAAACTGCTTTTGAGTCCAGCTTTGTGCTTCCTCAATTATTCTTTCCGCTAATTCCTTTTCTGTCATTCTTCACCTCTTTTGCAAGCTCGGTTAGTGCGACAGTAAGGGTAATAATGACACCAAGTATGCCAACTGCGTATCCCCATGCTGGGTTTAGCAACTGAATAGCAAAGCTAAGCAGCAGCACAACCATAAGTGCTGAGTAGTAAACAACTATCTTCACTGTGTTCTCCTTTTAGGCTCTATCTGAGCCATAACTAGAGCATACACCTTTTTTAGTGTTTTTTGTCAATAATTCTGTTTTTTTGCCTTTTTCGGCGTGTCGCGCTAATCGAGTGTTTTGACAACGATGCTTGCGCCTGACTCAATGCCTTGAGCATAAATCTTACGAGCTGAGATACGGACTATGCGGCTGTCATCGGTAACGATGCCTGAGTCTGTGAGTGAGTCGCCTACGGCTCTGATGAGCTTGTCTAGGTCTGGTGAAACGCTAGGTAGCTGGCGAGTTACTGACTTTGGTTTTGGCATGTAAAAGATAACTATTAGCTCACATGGCTCATCTATTGGAACCCAGTCGCTAGGTAGTGTGGCGATTGCCTCTTGGACTATGGCTTTACGCCATGCCTTGTGTTTAGAACTGTTTACTTGAACTATTCGGCCATACATTATGGCGTGAGAGCCTTGGCTGGCGGGGTTGCCAGAAACGCTAAGGCTTACCTCTGCCATGTAGTTCCCATGCTCCCATTATCGCAGTCAGGGCATAGAGAATACCGAGGGCTAGTCCCACGCCGTCAAGAACGCTAGATTCATTGAGCGATAGGTTTATTAGTATGCCTGCGGTGATAGCAGGGACTAGCCAACGGAGATTTTTCATTAGAACGGACTTGGCTCCGAGTGTGTTGGCTCGAAGATGCCCTTGACAATGTTTAGTGGTTCTGTTGGAACTACCAAGGGGTTGTTGATGCTTACCTTGATTGACTGCTTTGCTTCGCCTTCTTTGTTGGTCCAGTTGTCAATCTCGGAGCTGTAAAGACCCTCGACCTGTACTGTGTCGCCAACATCAAGCGTGGTTGGCTGCTTTAGCCAGACTGTGTAGCGCTTGTTGATTGTGTCGCCTGTTTTGGTTTCGTAAGATTCAGTTACTTCAATGCCCTTGCCTTCGTAGAAGACTCTGGTGATTGAACCCTTTACCTTGATTATTGCCATCTCTTTGTTTCCTTTCGATTTGTTGTTTTACTCTAGTGGTTGCCTATGACATGGTTGGGATTGGTGCAGTCAAGGTGTCCACAAGACCTAATGCCTGGCAAGACTGGCTTGCCGTCAAATAGCGGGATAGTGAGTGTTTCCTTGTCAAAGTCGCCCTGCCAAGGTATGCACTTCTCAGACCCATACTTGATGACCAAGGCTCGGTGCATACGGCAGGACTGGCACTTGAGGTCTTTACGCTTGCGTTTCTGCGTATTGACCTTCCATGTCGTGCCACACCGACAGCACAAAGCAACATTGTCATCCACCCCATAATCTTAGCCTTCAACGACTCTGGACAGGTGGCCCTCGAACTTGAGTCCTACTTGACCGAGTGCGCCATGCCTGTTCTTTGCGACCTTCATTACCATCCAGCTTTTTTGCCAGTCGTATTGGTCTTCCGCAATCGAAACTCTGTGAAGCAAAATAACAGCATCCGCATCCTGCTCAATGCCACCTGAATCTCTTAGGTCAGCCATGTCAGGCTCTGAGTCTTTGCGTTGCTCTGGTCCTCTGTTTAACTGAGCCAAAGCTATGACGGGAACATTTAGGTCCCTTGCTAGATTCTTGAGTCCGATTGAGATGTCTGTAATCATTTCGTATCTCTTGCGACCTCGCTCAGTGTCCTGAATTAGTCCAAGATAGTCAACAACAATAGCCTTTAGGTCGCCTGTGCCTTTGACGCTGTTTGCGAGCGCCCTAATCTGCAAAAGGTTCTGTCCTGACTTGTCGTGTATCGCCAGTTGGTGTGACTGAATCTTTGTTCGCACATTTGCAATCTTTAGCCAGTCGTGTTCCTTGAGTGTTCCCTTCTCGATGTTGCCGATGTAAACCTGAGCCTCGCTAGCAATAATTCTGTTGTAAAGCTCGTTACGGCCCATCTCAAGGCTGTGAAAAGATACAGGCCCTGTCTTAGATAGTTGCCAAGCAATTTGCAAACCGACAATCGTTTTACCCACACCTGGTCGTGCGCCAATGATGTAAAGCGCTCCTGGTCGGAAGCCAGCAATGATTTCGTTTAGTGAGGGCCAAGGACTTTCTGGGTAGGTCTTTGGCTTGTCTAGCTCATCCATGTATGGCAACATCTCGTCTGCCACATAGGTTGGCTTGACTGCTGAGTTTCTGTCAATCAGGTTGTCAATTTCTTTTTTAGCTGTGTCAAAGACCGAAGCTAAATCCTCGTGCTGAGCCTTGCTGTGAATCATTGTTCCAGCTTGAGCAAGCCTTCGGCGTGTCGCTTCTTCAATTACCTTGTTTGCATAGAAACCAACCGAAGCTGCTGTTGGTGTCGCGGTCACAACATCGTGAAGATAGCTAGCAAGCTTTGGCAGTGCTGCACCGACTGTCATCACATCTATTGGCTGGCGGTTTGACCTCATCTCCAGCATGGTTTTGTAGATGCGTTCGTTTTGCAGGTCATCAAAGTCTGCTGGTGTCAGCGTTAGGTTCTCTAGTGCCTTGCCGTTGGTCAGCAGGATTGCACCAATTACGGACTGTTCAAACTGAGTCATTTGATTCTCCCAAAAATTGGCTTGGCTAATGTTTTTTCTTTTGGTTCTTCAACATCTTCGTAGAGTTCTTTGTTTAGCCAAGAGGCTGGATACGGAATGTAGGTCATGTCTGGTAGTTTCCCTTCTGAGTAAACCTTAGTCAGTTTTAGTAGCTCATCGGGGGATTTACGCTTGATTGCTTTATTCCAGGCTTTTAGTGCATCAGCTTTGGCTACTCTTTTAGGGTAAAGTTCCCAAAACTTGTCAAAGTCATTTGAAGATATATTCTCTTGTTTATTCTTAATAGATTGTTCTTCTTTAGTAATAGTCTTCTTTGTGTCCTGTTTACCGCTGACGGATTTAGCCGTTGCGGGGTTTTGGAACGGGTCAGCAGTAGTCCAAACAAAGTCGGCAAAAGTTCCGTCTATGTTGTGTTCTTGTTTCTCTGACCGAGTTAGGTAGCCAAGAAGTTCAAGCTCCTTGACAGCCGATTTGATTGTGTCCACGCCTGTTTTGTTAAATCTAGCCAAGCTGCTTATGCTCATGTTCCAACCAGGTCGGTGAGACATTAGTTGCGTTAGCAGTCCTATGGCTTTTAGAGATAGCCTAGAGTCCCTTACCCAGTCATTAGGTATCTGGGTAAAGTGGTCGTCAAACGCGTGGTGTCCTCTTATTAGCGGCATCTTATTTCACCAAACTTTCGTAGGCGTTTCCATGCCAAATGTTTATGTTTCGGTTGTTAGCCATAGCATGACAGTTCCTACACTGAATCTTGCCCTTTGGTCCAAGGTAGAAATAAATGTCAATAAAAGCCATAGCAATCCACTTTGATTGACCTTTTTTGCTTATGAGTGAAAGGTGTTGCCTCATCTCATTTATTAGCTCTAAATGCTCAGCATCAGGCTGTATTTCTGTAAAAGTCCAAATTTTCATTTTGGCAAAGTGGTCCAT